GCTCTTCGCAAGTCTTTGATGGCTGAACTCAACGGCGACGAGCCTGTCCCCGAGCGTGACTCCGGTACCCCCAGTCGCGTCCGAGAAGTGACAGACGAACAGATTGCCGCGATGTCACTCGCAGAGTATGACGCGTTGTTCGACGAGAACAACCGACCGAAACCGGGGGTGCGCCACAGGCCAACGCGGAGCATCCCCCTCACCCAACACTAGCAACAGGTACCACCGAAGGGGGTAGTTCCAATGGCCACGGGCGCACTGGAATATGTTGATAAGACCATCGCGGATGGTGTTTTCTCGCCGGACATCTGGTCGAAGGCTGTTTTGCGCGCGACGGAAAGCAACCTGCTCTTCGCCAAGTCGGTCAACCGCGGCTTCGAAAGCGACGCCAGCGTGGGCCGAACGGTCAAGGTCGCCAGCATTGGCAACCTCGCCGCTCGAGCCAAAACAGAAAACACGGCGATCGTCTACGAGACGGTGGCTGAAACCGCGACGACCATCACGCTGAATCTGTGGTCCTACGCCGCTCTCGGCATCGAAGATATCGTCAAGGTGCAGAGCATCGTCGACGTCCAGAACGAGTACCAGCAGAAGCTTGGCTACGCGCTCGCACGCGACGTTGACACGGCCCTGGCGACCGACGTGGCAGGCTTTTCGCAGGTCGTTGGCACGCTCGGTACCGTCGCGTCGGATGCGAACGTGCTGTCCGCGGTCCAGTTCCTGGACAACGCCGACGCGCCGCAGAACGACCGCTTCTTTCTCATGTCGCCGGCTGAGAAGGTGGCCAAACTGGCGCTCGACCGCTGGAGCAACGCGCTGTACATCGGCAACGGCAGTATGCCGGCCAAGAACGGCATGCTCGGCGACATGTACGGGCTCAACCTGGGCATCACCACCAACCTGGTGAAGCCGTCCGCGGGCCAGGCGAACAACGCGATCTTGCATCGCGAAGCGGTCGCGCTGATCATGCAGCGCACGCCGAAGACGCATATATTCTATGACATAGACGTCTTCACCTGGAAGCTCGCGGTCGAAGAGATCTACGGGCACCAGGAAATGCGCGACAACTTCGGCGTGTGGGTCCGCGGCGCGAGCTAGACATGGCGGCGCCAACCGAAACCTTCACCGACCGGATGGTCGAGAAGACGCTTGGGCGGACCGGTATCCAGCCCAAGCGCGGCAAAAACTATAACTACGATTTGCGCTGGTATGCCCGTCCCGACGGGTATATCGTCCAACTCCAGTCGGACCCACAGTCAAGGGCGTACTACGAGGACAAAGGGTTCCACATACTCGCTGACCAACCAGCTCGCGGCGAGAGCATCTCGGAAATCGAAGAGTGGGAGCGCATCGAACGCCCGCGGGTGATTGCCGAGCAGCGGCGCAAGGCGAACCTGATTAACGCGATCAGGAAAGCCGACAGCAAAGATCCGACGCTGTCTGCCCTGATTGACCTGGACGGGATCGACGACCAGAGCATCGACGAGCTCGAAGCAACGATCAAGTCGATCCGCGAGCGTGGCACGTTGGTGCGGGTCGTGGATACGACGCCGAAGCGGAGCGAGCCGGAGCCGGCGTTGCTGCGCGGGGTGGAAGTGTCCGAAACACTCGAGGACCTGCAGCGCAAGCTAGGCGCTGAAGGTTCGCGCGCCACCACCATCGAGGGCCGAGGACACGATCCCATCGACGAGTCTCGACGGAGGGGGAGAGCCAATGTCTGAAACACCGGTCGATTACCAGGCGCTGGCGATCCAGTCCGCGACGCAGGGCAACGTGCCCGCACCGCCAGGCACGCTCTACTTCACGTATCTGCGGAACGACGGCGAGAGCTTCGTGGCGGCGGCTACCAATGCGGTGGTGTACATCCGGAAGGGGTACACCATCACGGGCGAGCAGACCATCGAGAGCCTCGTCGCGTGGAACGAGGAGAACGGCGCCGCACCACCCGCGACGCGCGCGCACGCGACCGAGAAGCACACGAGGGCCGCGAAGGAAGACAAGGAAGAGCAGGAGAGCCATGCCGATCGATAGTGGCGTGATCGCCAACCAGGTCGGCGCCGCGGGCGGTTTGTGGACGCACACGCCCGTGGACTGGCGCGGCAACGAGCCGCCAGGTACTGCACGGCCTGGCGGCTGGCCGACCGACGCCGGTGCGTCAACCGCGGTCGCGCCGAATGGGTCGACGACCAGCGCGCTGGCGCCGGCCATTACGGCCATCTCGGCGTCGGGTATGACGGCGACGACCGTGAATATCAACTACACGCTATCGGCGCAGGCGCTCAATTGGGTCGACTACGGCTTGACGACGGCGTACGGGACGCAGAACACGCTGGGCACCGGTACTGGTCCGCAGGTCAAAGGGCTGGCCGGCCTGACGACGGTCACGACCTACCACTACCGCATCGGTGCGAGCGCCAACGGCATCACCACCTATTCCACCGACCGGACCTTCGTCACGGTTTAGCGATGATCGACGAGCACGGGCGGACCGAGTACCTGAGTGTCACGGGAGTGGTGCATCGGCCCGACTGTGTCTTCGGCTCGGGCTTTTTCAGGTTGACGTACGCCGGCCACAACGTGCGCTACTGCCAGAACCAGGTCGAGGTCGACCGCGCGTGCCGGCTGCTCGAGGGCGTCGTGCGGGATATCAAGATCGAACGCGACGGCTACTGTCTGGACGGTGACCCGATGGTCGGCGATGCCAACACGCCCGACGTGATCGACGGCGACTGGTGGCTTAGCTTGCCGCAAGTTGATGGCATGCGCGAGCTCAGGTTGACCAGCGACGCCGACTATCGGCGCGCGTATGTGGCCATCGAAGCCGCGGTGTACCGCAGGGACAATCGCGCCTCGCAGGGTGGGGTGCGTGCCAGCATCGTCATCAAGCGACCTGGTGCGAAGGTGACCAATGTCCACGTCTGAGTACACGCTGGTCGGCGGCCAGCAGACCGATGGGACGTGGGTGCATACCGGCAAGCTGATCGTGAGTGCCAGGCTTCCGTCTGGCACGGTCGTGACACTAACGTTGCCCGATGATTGGCAGACACTCAAGGCGCTGGTGCCGAACTCGCTCGAGGACCTGACTTACGGGGGATGAGGCAATCGATGGTGGCCGAGGCGGATCTTGCTGATGAGCGAAATGCTGACGCCCATCTCTCGTGCCAGATCCACGCTCCGCACGCTGGCTGGCGCGGCGCGGATCTGCTCAACCTGCGCATCGGTCAGTTTGGAGTTGCCGTGACGGTCTCCGCGCGCGAGTCGTCTGTCTGGCGTGAGGCCAGTCGTGTACGCATGCAGCTTGTTGCCGCTCGAGGTAGTCCAGTCAAGATTGTTGACGTGGTTGTTCGTCCGCACGCCGTCGAGGTGATTGACCTCGTGCGACGGAGATGGCGGCGGTCCGAGAAACGCCGCTGCCACAAGACGATGCACATACGCTGTCGAGCGGGTGTTGCTACGCCACAGCCCGACGCTTGGATAGTGAGTCGTCAGATAGGTTTTCAGCATTCGACCGGGCCAGGTGGCACGTCGATAGCCAGTCAAACGCCTGACGCGTCCGTAGTCCGACACCTCGTAGGTGTCCTCGTAGCCGGCGACCGGCAGCCAGATTTCGGCCTTGAACATTCAAGGACATTGTATGGCGGGTAGCGCGCCGCCGCTGCAGCTCGCGCCAGTTACGGTCGCGCCGCTCCTGGTCCTCGCTGGGGCATCGAGTAGCCCGCCGCCGTTGTTGTTGGTGCGCTAGGGAGTCACCATGCCGACACTCAGCCAGTACCGCTCGAGTCTGTCGCAGGAAGCTGGTCCGTTCATCGGGCTGGATAGCTACGACCTGCGGGCGATGATTGGCTCGGACGTGACCAAACTGGTGTGCCTGGCGTATCCGATCCAGTCCGGCATTCCGCAGCAGGACCAACTGATCGATCGTCCGCTGTATCGCCCGAGCGCCGTGCTCCTCACCGATCGCAGTCGCTACGTGATGGCGTACGAGCCGTCGACGGGCACGATTACGCCTGACCTGCCGTGGACCAATAGCCCGTACGCTGACGCGCTCGGCACGACCTATGGCTTTCTGGAAGCGCTGACCTACCACGACATGGAGCAATACAACTACGTCCAGCTCGAGGGCAGCACGCCGATCGGGCCAGGCGAGCGCTTCGAGATCCTTGGTCCGTTTGACGCGCCGACGTCGACGCGTCTGATCAACGAGGGGCTGCGGCATTGCTGGGTGGTGGTCGAGGTCGCGTGCATTCCGACCATCCTGACGAGCCGGCATGACCTCACCGCGGTGGCGCCGTGGCTGATCGATACTGGCAACGTGCTCCAGGTTGGATTATTGGCGGCAGGCGAGGACCGCAACCTGCAAGATCCCTTCGAGCGCAGGATCTTCGGCCAGGTCGAGCGCGACGGCGGCACCTTCTATCTCAATACGGGGAGCCAGACGTTCAACGCCGGCGATCTCATCTACCTGCGCTGTCTGAAGCGGTCGTATGACCACTGTCGCGCGAGTGGTGGCGTGTGGGGTGAGCAGACGGGGTTGAGCCTCGAGACAGACGAGGCACCGGTGACGGCGGGTTGGGCCGCGGCCGCCGCGCTGGTCGCGGGTTGGCGCCAGTTCGGACACCTGCTCGAGCCGGCGGCGAATCAGCGGTTGATCCGAGATCAGATGAGTGCGGTTGCGGCGTTCAACGACCTCGTACGTGAGCATCTCGTGGCGGATATGCCACAAAAGAAGCTGTATCGGCAGCGCAACTTCGGGCCCGCGGTGAGGGTCTAGTGTCCGTATACGCGAAGCGCAGCCCGTATCCGTTTCACGTCATTATTTCCGGCACGGGCTTCTTGATCGGCTCACCCCAGGCAGGCCAGCCGGCGCTGGTGTCGGTCGAGACGCAGTCGATCAACCAGGTCGCGCCGCCCGATTACTCGTACGCCGGCGCGAATCCGACCAACGACCGCGAGGAGCCCTTCCAGCAGCTCACGCTCGGCCTCGGGTTGGCGATCCAGGAGAAGTGGGACGACCAGCGCTACACCGCGGCAAACGCGGTCGACCTGTCGGTCTGGCCGTGGATGCTCGGCCCGGAGATCACCACGTACACCGCGGCGGGTGTGGATGCGGCCAGGGGTATCGGCAAGTTCTTCGAGATCGGGACGTCGCTGTACGCCACCAATGGGGCGAACGTCCTCAAGAAGGCGGCGGGCACAACCGATACGTGGTCGGTGGTCAAGACGTTCCCGCAGCCGATCATCGACGTTGTCGTGTTCACGTCGAATTTCGATGGCGTGCAGCGTGCGTTTTTCGCGCTCTCGAGCGGCGTCGCGCAGTGGACGTCCGACGGTGCTGCGTATACCGCGATGGCGACGTTCACCGCGCTTGCCTTCACGGTGGTGGGCAAAGAGTTCTGGTGGGCGGACGACACCAACCGTCTGCGAAAACTGGACACCAATGCCGACCCGACCAACGAAGCGAATTACACCTCGCTGATCTTCAGGACGGGTGACAAGTCCTCGGCGATCACGTCCCTGCTGGTCACCGCGGGCGGCACGCTGGTCGTCGCCAAGACGGACGGGCTGTACACGCTTGACGCCGCCGGCAACGATCGCGAGCTGTTCCCGTTCCTGCGGTACGCCGACCTGCCCGACAACGGCCGGCGCTGGGGCACCTTCGAAAACGGTCTGTACGTGGCCTACGGCAATTCGCTGGGCAGACTGGACCCTGACCTGTCCTGGACGAGCGTGGGGCCTGACGACCTGTCCAGCAACACGGGCGCCGTCTCTGGTGCGGTGACCGCCTTTGCCGGTGTCGAGTCGATGTTTGCCTATGCGGCGCTGCTCGATAAGGACTCCAATACGGGCTACCTGTGCAAGTTCGGCGCGTGGGTTGCTCAAGGCGTTCGCGGACCTCGAGCGAGCACACTCGTGACCGCGTTGGGGAGTCAGGGTACGGGCGAACCTGTCCACATCGACGCCTGGCATGGCTCGGTCAGCATCCCGTTCGTGAATCGAGCGATTCAGCACCTGTTCGTGTCGCAGGTCGGCCAGGCGGCGGGGCACACGCGGACGTACATCGGCTTTAGCGACGGCAGCATTGGCTGGATGATCAACCCGTGCACGCCCAATCCGGCGGGGTGTTCGGCCTATCGCTATTTTGTCGGCGACGGGTGGATCGATCTGCCGTTGTGGCACGCCGGCTACCACGCCAGCCAGAAGAGCTTGCGCCACTTCAGCGTGACGGGGCCAAAGATCGACGCGAGCAACTACGTGACGCTCGAGTACAAGCTCGATCCCACGCCGAGCACGACGTTCACGGCGCTGGCGCATACGTTCAACACGCCGGTCTACGACCGCGTCAAATTCCCGATCACCGCGTCCTGCACCCTGGCCGCTCTCAGAGTGCACCTCCACAACACGGTCAACACCGCGTCGCCGCTGGTGTCGGGCGTGAGTCTGGGCCACGCGTTGCGGCCGCAACGGATCATGGAATTCCAGGCGGACATTCTGTGTGCGGACGGCCTGGTGCGCAGGGACGGGGTGCCGATCA